AAAGATGACTCCAGAGACACTTGACAGATGGCGAATACTTCCAAGACTTATGATGTTAGTGATGACAGGCGTTTACATTCGCTGTATAGAATGGGCTTTGAGTCAGCCAGAGTTGACCACACAACAAGCAGGGCTAATATCCGTGATTACAGGGGCGATGACAGGATCTTTCGCCATATGGATGGGGGCAGAGAAGTCAGAACCCAAAAGAATGGAGAGGGAAGAACGATGAGAAAGTATTTTAAAAGATTGTGGTGTGCATTGTGGAACAAGAAGTGCCACGAAGATTGTGACTGCGTATAATGATAGGAACTATACTTAGCTCCGTATCTACTTTAGCATCATCCTACATAGAAGGCAAGACAGCCATACAAAAGGCTGAAGCTACTATAAGGATGAAAGAAGCAACAGGTGAGATTGATTGGGACTTAGCTGCTATGAGGGCATCCCAAAGCTCGTGGAAGGACGAATGGCTGACTTTGCTTTTCAGTATTCCTCTNGTACTGAGCTTCATGGGTGAGTGGGGCAGGGGCATAGTAGCAGATGGCTTTACTGCACTCGCAGGTATGCCACAGTGGTATCAGATAGCTTTAGGAGCTATTGTAAGTGCAAGCTTTGCCACACGGTCTGCTAGTAAGTTATTTAATATGAGGAAGAAGTAATGGCATTTAAGTTATCAAGTAGAAGTTTAGGTAAACTAGAAGGTGTAAATCCTTTATTAGTAGATACAGTAAAACGAGCCATAGAAGTGAGTTCTGTGGACTTTGGAGTAATATATGGAGTTCGTTCCCTAGCAGAGCAAAAAAAGTTGTACAAGGCAGGACGATCACAGACAATGAAGTCTCGTCACTTACTACAGCAAGACGGTACATCACATGCTGTCGATTTAATGGCATATGACGGCAGTAATCCAAGTTGGGATATTGTGATGTACGATGATATAGCAGACGCAATGAAAGAGGCAGCAGTAGAAACTGGAGCTAAAATTTGTTGGGGAGCCGCATGGCATATAGATGATATAGCCGAATGGAGTGGCACTATGGAACAAGCTATGAATGCTTATGTAGATTTACGTAGGAGTTCTGGGCGCAGACCATTTATTGATGGTCCTCACTTTCAACTTAGTTAGGAACATATAATGGCAGGGATAAAAAGAAAACATCCAGATGCTATGAAAGGTATCACTATTAAAAGTGGTCTTAAACGTCCTACTAACAAAGGAGCAGGATTATCTCAAGAAGCAGTAAATAAAATTAACAGAAGAACTGGTGGTAACTTAAAGACAGCCGTTACAGGTAAAGTAAAACCCGGAAGTAAAGATGCAAAAAGAAGAAAGTCCTATTGTGCAAGAAGTGCAGGACAAATGAAGCAGTTTCCTAAAGCAGCAAAGAATCCAAACAGCAGACTGCGACAAGCTAGAAAAAGGTGGAAGTGTTAATATGAGTGATAATGGAAAAAAGTATGGGTACTCATCTGTTGATAATTTAACAGGGAAAAGATTTAATACGGCATCTTTATTTAACTTTAATCCAGATAAAGCTAAATCAAAATTTAAAAGGTTTGAAGGTGGTTTTGGAGATCCTCGTGTAAATATAGGAGGTGGACAACTAAGACCTGATATAAGAAAAAATTATATTGGAGTGAAGTTTACAAAAGAGTTTAAGAAAAAATGACACGACAACTTACAGAAAAACAGCAAAAGCTTATAGGTGTTTTATTTTCTGAAGCAGGTGGAGATATATCTAAAGCTATTAAGCTTGCAGGATATGCAGAACATACAACACCATCACAGATTGTAAAAGCATTAAAAGAAGAAATACTAGAAGCTACTCAAGAGTTTATGGCAAGTAACGCTCCAAAGGCTGCAATGGCTATAGCAAGTGGTATTGATGATCCTGTTCAACTAGGACTAAGAGATAAGATGTCTGCAGCAAAAGAAATGTTAGACAGGACAGGATTAGTTAAAACAGAAAAGATGCAGGTAGAAGCTACAGGTGGTGTTATGTTGATGCCACCGAAGAATGCAGAAGAGGACTAATGCGTAACAGAGCATTGGGTAAGTGGAAGTTACCACAGCCTACTGACTTGAAGAGTGAGAACGAGTGGATGCCCATACCACGTATTGCACGAACAATACCATTTGGGTATCAAGTAGATCCTGAAGACAACAACATGCTCCTACCAGTTTCTGTAGAGCTAGATCTGTTAGAAAAAGCTAGAGATTATACAAAACAGTTTTCATATAGAGAAGTAGCAAACTGGCTGACTAAAAATAGTGGACGTACAATATCTCACGTAGGGTTGGTAAAAAGATTAAAGAATGAGAGACAACGAAAGAACAAGGCTACAAGCTTACGCAGATGGGCAGACTATGCCCAAAAGGCGATCCAAAAAGCAGAGGACTACGAAGAAAAAAGAACAGGTGCAAAAGAAAGCACAGCCGAAGACACCTCTAATTGAAGAAGAACTACTGCCACTAGAAGAAACTCGCAATATAATCTTTCAACCAAATGAAGGACCACAAACAGAGTTTCTGGCAGCAAGTGAAAGAGAAGTTCTTTATGGTGGATCAGCAGGAGGTGGTAAGTCCTACGCAATGTTGGCTGACCCTCTACGCTACATGGGACACCCTTCTTTCAGTGGTTTACTACTGCGTCATACTACAGAAGAACTACGAGAGCTTATATTTAAAAGCCAAGAACTATATCCAAAAATATGGAATGGTATTAAGTGGTCAGAGAGAAAGATGCAGTGGGTAGCACCATCAGGTGCAAGACTTTGGATGTCATACCTAGATAGAGATGATGACGTTCTAAGATATCAAGGACTAGCATTTAGTTGGATAGGCTTTGACGAACTTACACAGTGGTCTTCACCGTTTGCTTGGAACTACATGAGATCACGACTAAGATCTACATCAGCAGATCTACCAGTGTACATGAGAGCAACAACTAACCCCGGAGGTAGGGGGCATCACTGGGTTAAGAAAATGTTTATTGACCCTGCACCATATAACAAGGCATTTAATGCAACAGACATTGAAAGTGGAGAAGAACTCAAGTATCCTGCAGGACACAGCAAAGCAGGACAGCCCCTATTCAAACGTAGGTTTATACCTGCTCGACTTACAGATAACCCTTATCTCTCATCTCAAGGCGATTATGAAGCAATGCTTCTATCCCTTCCTGAACAGCAAAGAAGACAATTACTGGAAGGCGATTGGGATATTAAAGAAGGAGCAGCTTTCACCGAGTTTGATCGCAACATACATGTGGTTGAGCCTTTCCGTATACCTAGCAATTGGGTTAAGTTTAGGGCATGTGACTATGGGTATGGAAGTTATTCTGCCGTTGTCTGGTTTGCTGTTAGCCCATCTGAACAGTTAGTAGTATATAGAGAGTTATATGTATCAAAGGTATTGGCTACAGACTTGGCTGATATGATACTAGATGAAGAAGCAGAAGATGGTAATATAAGGTACGGAGTGTTGGACAGTTCTCTCTGGCACAAACGAGGAGACACAGGACCTAGCCTAGCAGAACAAATGATTATGAAAGGCTGTAGGTTCAGACCTTCTGATAGAAGTAGAGGAAGTAGAGTATCAGGTAAAAATGAAATACACAGAAGATTACAGATGGATGAATTTACAGAAGAGCCACGTTTGGTTTTTTTTAGCACATGTACTAACATCATCTCGCAACTACCTGCTATACCACTGGATAAAAAAAATCCAGAAGATATAGATACTCATTCAGAAGATCACTTGTATGATGCTTTAAGATATGGTATAATGTCAAGACCAAGGTTTAGTATATTTGACTACGATGCTGCAAATGGACAAACAAACTCAATGCCCATAGCAGACGCAACATTTGGATATTAATATGGCAGAAGAAGAAGAAATAATGATGGATGACACGTCTATAGCTATTGATGATGTAGCTGAAGAAGGTGGACAGGACGAAACTAAAAGTTATAATATCATACCATTTATTATGGACAGATATAAAAAAGCCGATG